TGAGATGCCGTTCCAATCGAAAGCCCAGCAACGGTGGATGTTCGCCCAGCATCCCAAGATGGCCCGTCGATGGGCCGACGAGACGCCCAACATGAAGAAGCTACCGGAGAAGAAGGGGGAGTTCGCGATCAAGGGACTCAAACGCGCCGCCGACAAGTGCAAGAAGTGTGGGAAGGCGAAGTGCGCGTGCGAGGACGAGGACTGAGCCATGTATCTCCCCGCAGGTGGACTGGGCAGCTCGCTGATTCCGCGTGAGGAACCCAACCAGGCTGGCTACGAGTTCGGCACGAACACGGGCAAGCAGGGGACGTTCGATCCGTCGAATCAGTACCACAAGCAGATGGCGATGCAGCGGCTCAAGGCCTTACAGACCCAGTGGGGGCCGCGCCTCGACATGAAGTATTCCGGCGACACCGGCCTCGCGAGCAACGATGCGACCGGCTACTCGCAGATGCTCAACGCACGCACGGAGGCGGCAAACATTCAGCGGATTCTGGGAGGGCAGGGGCCGCTGAACGTGCGCTACGGCGGGACGATCTAATGCCCTCGATGCAGGATCTGGCAGTCGGTGTCCTCAAGCGGCTGGGGGACACGTCGATCCCCAAGACCGACTACTACGAGAACGTGACGGCCAAGGTCCCGGAGAACAAGGCGTGGGCACCGAATCTACCGGATCTGGTGTTGGGCCAAGCGCCGTCGACGCCTGCGAAGAGCGACCTCGGCAACTACCCGCGCATCAACTCCGCGTGGTCGTCAATCACGGGCCAGTATCCCGGCGCTGCCGGATCAAGCGTTATGCCGATGTCTATGCTTCAGCGCTTGCAGGGCAAGGTGTTTTCGTACCTGTCGGGCAACCCTTCGGACACGGTGGGCGCGATCAATCAGGGGACGGATGTGCGGTTCGATCCCAGCCTCGAGTCGAAACCCCCAGAGGAAATCCGCAAGACCCTGCTGCACGAAGCGACGCACGGAGCGCAACGCCGCAACTTCCCGTCGCAGCTCGGCGCGGATCTGGCGAACTATCGCGTGGGAAAGTACTGGAGTTCACCCGGGGAGCAGCAGGCCTACGAGGTCGAGCGCCAGGACGAGTTGAAGCAGTTGGCGCAGCGGTACGCGAAGAGGTGAGCATGGGTGGATTCTGGAAGAACCTCGTCAAGGTGTTGAAGCATCTCCCCGAAATCATCTCGATTATCGAGGCTGTGAAGAAGAACGATGGCGGGAAACCTTCTTGACCCCACGGATCTCGCAGTGCGCCAACTGCGGGATCAGCAGCGCGGCTTGCGTGTCCTGTCGTATTTCGACGGGATGAGCGGAGGGCAGGAGATCCTGCGTCAACTCGGCGTGCCGGTCGACGCGTATGCTGCCGCAGAGATTGACGAGAACGCCAAGGCGATCACGCAGAACCGCTTCCCCGGCACGATTCAGTTAGGAGCCGTGCACGAAGGGGGTGTTGGGGGACGCTCGCCGCGTCAGATCGCAGAGGCGATGGGCGGTCTACCCGACATGATGTGCGGCGGCTCGCCGTGTCAGGATCTCTCCCGCGCCGGCAAGCAGGCGGGACTGGTCGAGGGCAAGCGCAGCAGCCTCTTCTTCCCCTTCGCAGATCAGATGGACGAGTTCGACGTGTTGCGCGATCAGGCGGGTCTGCCGCCGATGGCGCGATTTGTCGAGAACGTCAACATGGATCCCACGTATCGGGACATGATCTCGGAGCGGCTGGGGATGGAGCCGCGTTCACTCAACGCCGCTGAGTGGGGGCCGGTCTTCCGTGATCGCCTCTACTGGACAAACATTCCAGGCTTTGAGGATCTGCAGCCTCCCGGTGGAACGAGCGCCGAAGAGTGGGTGCGAACCCATCCCGAAGACTTCTCACCGCACACCGCAGGGGCCAAGGACTTTATGATGCGGCCCGACCGGTCGGGTCGGACCCCCTACGAGCGCTGGGCATCGCGGCCTGGACAGGGCGCGGATCGCTTCCGTGCGTTCGTGGCCCAGCACGGCAAGGTGCTGCCGTTCAACGTGCACGATCTCTCGCCCATCACGGGCCTCGACGCCGATCTCCGCAAAGTGAATCTGGAGGGAGCGCTCGAGATGCAGGGGTTCCCGCGTGACTACTTCGAAGGCCTACGCGTCGGGCGCGGTGGAGTGCCGCAGAAAGCGCTCTGGCACGCCATCGGGAACGGGTGGAACCTGCGAACCGTGAAGGATATCTTCAGGGGGGTTCCAGGAATGGCGCTGGAAGGCCTCAAGTACGCCTCGCGATCAGTGTGATGGCAAACGACCTCTTCGAAAAGACGATTCGGGCCTACAAGCTCTTTCAGATGAACGAGCGTCGACCTGGAGAGGTGTTCCCGCTGTACGTGAACGCAGATGAGCCGATTCCATTCGGAGAGTGGTTGACGGCAGATGAAGGACCGCGCACGGCAGCGGGGAAGGTCAAGTCGAAGCTCGGCCCTCTCGCCTATCGCCCTGGCTGGCACTCAGCGGATCTCCCCCTCGCCACGCATATCGGCGGTGGACAGCCCCCATCGTTTCGAAAGCCGACGCAAGTCTGGGGCGAGGTCGATCTTCCCAATGATGTCGACTGGCAGAGCATTGCAGACGAGGCAGGACGTAACGAAAAGGGCGTGATTGTTCCCGTCAGAGCGGCAATCACTGATCGCATCCCGCTCGGCGGCACCTATCGCTTCAAGACCAACCCCAACATGACGGGGAACTGGCTCATCTCGGGCCAGATGCGCCTCAATCGCCTGCTGCAGGATGCAGAAGTGGCCCGATTGAACGCAGCGGCAGGGTTGGCTGACCTTCCTCGCCTCGAGCCGCTCAATCTGGAGCGCTTTGGCCTGTCCGATCTCGCGGCCTCGGCCCTCAAGGGGCTGAAACTGGCCTCCAGAGCCTTATGAAAGCTGTTGCAGGGGGAGTCGGTACCTTCAAACTACTGTACAACCCGTATCAGCAGGCCTTTCTGAAGGCATTGGACGAGCAATTGCCCGATGGACGCCACGCATGGACGCGTTTCATCCTGCTGGCCGGTCGTCGCGGCGGAAAAACGCTCGTTGGAGCCATCGCTGCCACCAAACGGGCCTCGATTCCCAACACGTTGGGCTGGTGTGTGGCCCCCACCTACGGCGATTTGCACGATTACGTGATTCCGGCGGTCCTCAAGGTGATGCCGCACGCCTGGATCGCGAAAAACGGGTGGTCCGCGCAGCATACGACGCTCACGTTGATCAACGGGAGCAAGATTGCCTTCCGTTCTGCCGAAGATCCAGAGCGAATGCGCGGTCCAGGCGTGCACTGGAGTTGGTGGGACGAGATTCGGAAGATCAACAAGCTGTCTTGGGAGACATTCCGCCCTGCGCTGTCGGATTACGGCGGTCAGGCGTGGTTTACGACGACTCCCAACGGCTACGACTGGGGCTACCACGCGTTTTACAAGCGTGCGATCCCCGGTGTGTCACAAGTGCCCGGATATTGGGCCTGCACCTACACCACCGCAGATAATCCGGCGATCCCTCGCGAGGAAATCGAGGAAGCACGGCAAACGCTCGATCCCAAGTGGTTCGAACAGGAATACGAAGCGAAGATCGTGCGCTTCGAAGGCGCGATCTATGATCCTGACCGCGTCGAGGCGTGCGTGTTACGCTCTGATGCGGAAGTACGGCGTCTCATCCCGACCTGGCCGGATTTGCCCTATGATGCCAAGATCCTCGTGGGCGTTGACCCTGGAGCTGACCATCCTTTCGCCGCCGTGTTCTTGGTCCCCTGTCCCGCTGGACTGGTTGTTGTCAATGAATATACGCGTCGCATGACCTCGTTCGCGGATCACGCAGAGCATCTGAAATTGTTGCTCGCGGGACACCAGAACGTGCAGTGGGCGGTCGACCGCACGGCGACGCAAGCGATGATCGAGTTATCGCAGTATGGGATTCAAGCCAATGCTGCAGAAAATAGCGTGCTACTTGGGATTCAGCGTGTGCAGGCGTGGATGCGGACGCGAAAGCTATTTTTCGTGGAGCATCGATGCCCTCAACTCATCGATCAACTGACGACCTATCACTGGAAGGACACTACGTCGAAAGACGGCGAAAAACGCCGGGAGGACGTGTTCAAGATAGACGACGATCTAGCCGACGCTCTGCGGTATGCCGTCATGCTCTGGCCCGAATTGCCGCAACCACCCGCGCCGAAGACGGGGCGGGATATCTCGACGGTACCGGAGGCATCGCGCAAGGCGTGGTTGCGAGAGCAACGAGCCAACAGTCCCAAGCAGGAAGACGAACTGAGTTGGGACAAGGATCTGACCCCCGTGGGGGATTTCTGGGAGGCGTGATGTTCGCCAGCAAGCACGATATCAACGACGTTCTTCGTGATCTCAGTAAGGTGATCGATGGGCTGACCAAGGTCACCCGACTGCTGGAGGCCGACAACACGGCGCTTCGCACCAAGGTAGAATTGTTGCAGCGCGAGAAAGAGATCGCGCAGAACAATTTCGAATGGGCACGGGTGCGCCTGAACCACATCGAGGATGAGCGTGCCGCGCTCTTGTGGCGCGTCGTCGGCATGAACATCCCGACGCCCAAGGTCGAGCGTGGTGGTCAGGAATCGATGGCAGAGACGAAGAAGACGCTGGACGACGTGATCGGCCAGTTGACGTTCGAAGACGTGGGGGACGAGAAGGCTCGCGAGCTTGGAGTGGATCACGAAGGATAAGCCATGCCCGACCAAACCATCATCCCCTCACCGCTCGTCGGTGCCGTCCCCGAAGGCCTGGATCAGGGGATCGAGCAGGCCTTGGGACTGGCTCCGACACAACCAGCCATCGCAGATCCTTACGCCAACGATCAAAAGCTCCTCGAGGTCTTCAAGCAATACAAGGAAGAGTGCCTCGAGGGGCGCACGATGTTCGAACGCCTCTGGTGGAGGAATCTGCTCTACCTGCTCGGGCGGCAGTGGATCTACTACGACAAGCGGCGCGGCCAGTGGATGGACAAGCGGCTCGCCAAGTGGATGCCCCGTCCCGTCACGAACAAGATCGCAGAGGCCGTCGAGTCTCTCGTCTCGATGTTCAGCGGCATCAAGCTCGCGACGACGTGTCGTCCCATCGGCGGCAGCGTGAAGAACGTCGCAGCGGCGGAAATCTCCGACGAGATCGAGCCGTTCATTGCCGATGAACACGATATGCGCGAGGTGATGCGGCAGTCCGATTTCTGGATTGTCGTCACCGGCAATGCAATCCTGCACCCGCACTGGAACAAGGACGACGACCGGGGACAGGTGCTGTTGCCCACGGAGCGCTGTGGCGCGTGCGGCGCGGAGACGCCGACGCATGAGCTGCCTGAGATGGAGGGCGGAATGCCCTCGCCGTGTCCGCAGTGCCAGCAGATGCAGTGGGATCCGGCAGGGGGCCAGCCGGTGCCGAAGTCCATGGGGCGAGGCCGCACGTTCGCGCTCTCTCCGCTGGAGATCGCGGTGCCGCCGGTCTATCAGGACTTCGATGACTCGCCGGTCGTCCTGCAGATGGGCTGGACGCCGAAGCGCCTGCTCGAGGATCGCTACGGCAAGGAGTTCTGCAAGAAGTTGGTGTTCTCAACCACCCCCACGGAGCGCTCGATGCAGATGCTCCGCGCACTGGCGAACCAGACGGAGATTTCCAGCGTGCCAGCGACGTGGGCCTGGGGCGCAGCGGGTGAGCAGAAGGCCGAAGGCATCGAGACGTTCCGGCTCTGGGTCAAGCCCAACAAGGAATTCCCCGAAGGCCTGTTCATGGTGGTGCTGGGACACGGGACCGGCGCAACCGTTCTCCGCGACGAGCAGGAATCCACACCGGGGCCGCTTCCCTACAAGACCGCGCAGGGCGCTCCGATCTGGCCGTGGATCCACATCCCGTTCAAGCCCATCGGCGGCAGGCTCTGGGCCTCTGGCCCCCTCGACCTGATCATCCAGAAGCAGGATCAGATCAACCAGCTCGACGCCATGACGCAGTTGATCGTGCAGCGCATGAGCAACCCGATCTGGCTCGAGCCGAAGGGCGCGGACGTGACGAGCTTCACCGGAGAACCGGGGATCGTCGTCAAGTACAACCCGCTCACCGTGGGTGGGGCCAAGCCTGAGCGTCTCGCGGGAGAGAACGTCCCGCCGACGATCTTCCAGTTGCGGCAACAGTACCTGACCGACATGGAGCAGTTGAGCGGCACCTTCGACGTGCTGAAGGGCGCGAAGCCTGCGGGAGTCGAGGCCTTCAGTGCCCTGCAATTGCTGGTCGAGCGCGGCCAGTCCCGCTTCGCGACGGTCTTCAACGAGCGTGGTGCGGCCTACAAGAAGTGGTACCAGATCGCGCTGGAACTGGAGCGCCAGTTCGGGCCGGATGAGCGGATCGTCTCCGTGATCTCCCCCAACAAGAAGTGGACGTTCAAGCATTTCGAACGGGCCGCGCTGCAGGGAGATGTCGACATCGTGGTCGAGGACGGCACGCAAGCGCCGAAGACCAACCTCGGACGACGCGCCGCCATCGAGCAGGCGCGGAATCTTCAGGTGATCAACGGGCAGGATCCTGAGCAACGCTACACGATCCTGCAGGAACTGGGCCTCAGCGAGCTGCTGCCCTCCCTCGATGCGGACGTGAAGGGTTCTCTGCAGGAGCAGGATGCGTTCGAAGAGTGGTGTGGGCAGACGCTCACGCAGGATCCGATGGCACTGCAACAGATCACCATGCAGGTACAGCAGTACGGCATGGCCCTGCAGCAGTACCAGATGGCCGCGCAGCAGATGGCCTCACTGCCGCCACAGATCGATCCCATGACGGGGATGGCCTCGCCGCCGCCTGCGCCGCCCCCACCGCCAGAGCCGCCGCAGTTGACACCCTTCCAATGGAAGAAGTGGCACAACGACATGGTGCACCTGACGGAACACGCGAAGTGGGCGAACTCCGATTCGGCCCGTGAACTGTTCGCGCAGTATCCCGTGCTGGAGCAGTGTTTCACGTGGCACCTCGAGAAGCACGAACTCGAGATCCAGAAGAAACAACCGCCGGGTGGGATCCCACCGCCGCAGAAGGTGAGTATGTCCATCGGCAAGCAAGCCGGTGGTGGGGGCCAAGCGATGTCAAGTAGCAATCGGGAGTCGGGCAATCCCCGCGATGTGCCAGGTGGGGCAGGGCAGCGATCAGACAATCGCGGCCCAGAGTAATTTGATTGGCACGTAGAATGTCGCTCACAATACTGTCTGCGACATGAGATCCAGGCTCTCGCGGAACCTACCGCGATAACAAGGGTGGGCACGAATGGACGAGCAACTGACACAGAGCGGCGAAACCCAGACCGGCACCACGCCATCCGGTCCTGACACAGGTAGCCCAGCGGCGGCACCCACGGCCACTGCCCCGACAGAGCAGGCCGGCGCTCCTGAGTCACAGGCTGCACCACCGCAGCAAGGGCAGATGGTTCCCAGTTACCGGCTCCGTGAGGTGACGGAGCGCTATCGGCAACTGGAACAGTACGCGCTGCAATTGCAGGAGCGTCTGCAGGCAGGACAGCAGGCACCCCAGCAACCGGCACCGCAAGAGGATCGCGAGACGGCGCTGATCCGGGAACAGTTCCGCAAGGTCTTCCCGAATCTGGCGCAGTTGGACGAGCTCAATCCCCAGCAGTTGCGCGGCCTCTTGGACGTGGCCCCGCAGCAGCAGCAACAGTGGGAACAGTACTGGTCGAACGTCGGCCAGAACACTCTGCGGTCGCTCGGCGCGAAGATCAGCGAGGCCTACGGAGAGAAGACCGATCCGGTGACTCGCGGGATCTTCGAAAGCGCGTTCATCAGTTGGGTCGAGCGCGATCCCGAAGCGCGGGATCGCTATCTGTCGCAGGATCCGTCCCTCGTGGACGACTTTTGGAAGAAGGCAACTGCTGCCGTGCTGGATCCCGTCAGGAAGAATGCGGCGGCTCAGGTCGCCCAACGCGTCGAGCGAGTGCAACGCCTCCCCGGTGTGCCTCGCAGCACGACCGCCGTTGGTGCCCCTCGGCCCCCGAAGCCCAAGACGGAAGACGATCTGCATGACGCAGCCTGGAACGCGATGCTGAATTCGCGGTAGGAGTGCAGTCAATGGGTGCCGACACACAGGTCATCGATGGGATTCTCAAGGACTACTACGAGGATTTCATCAGCGAGCAACTGAACCAGAAGAATCCCCTCAAGGATCTCTTCAAGTTCGAAAAGACGGACTTCGCCGGCCGCGAGGTCGTCTACACCGCGCACGTCTCGCGCAACATCTCCCCGATGTTCGTCGGTGAGGACAGCGCCATCGCGGACGCTGGGGCGCAGGGTCACGTGCAGGTGCGGGTGGGCCAGAAGAAGCTCATGGGCCGCGTCCGCATGACGGCGGAAGCGATGGCCGACTCCATGTCGTCCAAGGGCGCGTTCAAGAGCGCTCGCAAGGACGAGATGGACGGGCTGATCAAGGATCTCGCTCGCCGCGAGGAATACGCGCTCTGCTCGGACGGGCGCGGCGTGCTGGCCCTGATCGATGAGGCCACGCCCAGCGGTGACACCACGCTGGAACTCGATGCCCCTGGCGGCATCACGAACGACAACTTCGGCAACCGCTTCGTTCAGCCGGGGATGTACATCGGCGCGGTGAATCCGGTGACCGGTGCCCTGCGTGCGGGGATCTGTCTGGTGACCGCGTGCAACAGCGACGGCACCGACGTGACGGTGTCGGCGGCTCCCAACGCGGCGTGGGCGAACAACGACTACATCGTGCAGGTCGCCAACTCCAGCGTGACCGACATCCTGGACACCTCCTACGAGAAGGCCTTCTGGGGTCTGATCGGGCTGGTGGACGACGGCACGTACCGGAGCAACTACTTCGGCGTGGATCGCGGCACGTACACGAACTTCAGTTCCTACGTGAAGGCGTCCACGGGCGCGTTCAGCGTCGACACGCTGCAGCAGGTGGCCGACATCCTCGACCAGAAGCTCGGCAGCAAGATCGACATGATCGTGATGCACCACAGCACGCGTCGGCTCTACATCAACTCGATGCAGTCCGACCGGCGCTACGTCGCGGCCAGCACCCGCAATCCCGATGCTGGCACGGCGGCGTTCACGCAGGGCGACCTGACGCTCGGTGAAGTCCCGATCAAGGTGATCCGCGACTTCCCGCTCGATCAGATCATGCTGCTCAACAAGGCGGAATCCGGCTTCGTGTGCTACGAGTCGGAGCCTGGCAAGTGGGTGGACGAGGACGGTTCGGTCCTGCAGCGGATCGGCACCGGCTCGACGGCGAGGGACGCGTTCGAAGCCCTCTACCGGATCCGCAAGCAGTACCACTGCCGCTACCCGGGCTACAACGCCCGTCTCGACGGCGTCACCGGCCAGTCGCTGGTGGTTGTCCGCGCTGAGTAACATGGGTGGGGGCTGTTCAGGAATAATGAACGGCCCCCATACCTAACCGGGAGGAGAGGACCGATGTTCGATTTGCCAGCGCATCCGGCGGATATCGTGACTGTGGGCAACCGCAGCAAGCAGGTACTCACGATCATGTACGGGGGACGGCAGTACGAACTGCCGCCGTATCCGAAGGTGGTGCACCTGCCAGCCATGGTCGCCGCCGCCGGCCTCAACCAGCACCCTGTGATGGGCACGGAGAATCCGTACAACCCGCACGAGGTGCAGTACCTCCTCTACGTCGAGGAGTGGAACAAGCTGCCGAAAACCCCCATCGAGCAGAGTGACTGCGTCGAACGCATCGACCGGTCGCTCCTGCCCAAGGATCGGCAGAAGACGCAGACCATCACGGCTGCTGGTCGTCCGATGATCGATCATCGACAGGACATCGCAGGCGTGAAGACGGAGTTTGCTGGGTAATGTTCAGCCAAGGCCGACCGCAGAACTGGATTGCTCGACGCAACCCGTGGAATCTGCCACAGCCTCCGGTCTGGTTCCTCAGTAAGCTCTACGACCGTGATCCGCTCTTGGTGATCTTTCCAGGGATCACGGAACAGGTGTACCGGTTGGCGCGAAAGAGCGCCAAGGCAGGGAAGGCGATGCAGTTTGCTCCCAACGTCGAGGTAGCAGAACTGCTCGCGCACTCCTGCGTGCCGGTGACCAGCATCATGCCGTTTACCACGTGGGGCGACGAGATCCTCCAATGGCTGGACGATCACGATACGTGGAAGGCAGGTGGGGCTGAGGCGTTCACGCGGAAGCTCGAGCAGCAGGAAGCGGCGGCTCAAGCCAAGCAGGACGCCAAGGTCAGGGAGGAAGCAGAGCAGCGTGCGGTTTCCGGTTACCACGCCTTGCTGAATCGAACCGGGAACTTTCATGTGGTGCCCGACATGAAAGCCGATAAGCACAAGGGCGCACGGCAGTCCGGTGGGCACACCGGCCCTGTGCAGTAGGAGACTCCACCAATGGCTCTCACCCTGGAAGCGGCAAACCTGGTTGCTCAGAAGGCGAAGCTCACGAACCCCCGTGCGGCGAAGCTGCAGCTCGGCATCAAGAACCTGCTGTCGTACATCTCGCAGCACAAGGGCAACCCCACGCTGCAGCACGTCAACTTCACGCAGCTCACCAGCGGCTCGACGGTGATCGCGGACGTGGCCTGCAAGCTCTACGCGGTGTGCGTCACGCGCCCGTCGTCCTCGACGCAGTCGGCCTACCTGAAGTTGACCGACGACGAGTCGACCGCCCAGCACGCCGGCGATCAGGACTTCACCTTCAAGGTGCCGTCCGGTGTCACGGTCAGCGACCTCTACACGTGGCCCGATGGGTTCGCGCTGTCGGCAGGCCTGACCATCTCGGCGGATACCTCGGCCTCGACCTCCAGCATCGAGTCCACCACGGTGAGCCGCGTCAGCGGCTGGTGCATCGTGGGGGGTGCGTAAGATCCACGGGGACGGTGCGACCACCTGGCCGTCCCCTTCTTTTCGGCGGTAGCGGCCCGTAAACGGCGAAGAGGCATCCATGGCGATTCGCGACAAGAACATCGAAGACAACAACTCGTACAACCAGTTCGCGCAGAAGATCGTGCCGATCAACTTCGGCGTCGTCAACGCGTCCGTCGCGCTGGCGTCCTCGAGCATCGGCAAGGTCAAGATGCCATGGGCTGGCAAGATCATCTCAGCGGAGATCGACTACTCGACCTCCAGCGGCTCGGTCGACATCGCGCTGTCGAAGAACGGCACCGCCATTTCGAACGTGACGACGAGCGGCACGAACGCGCTGACGCTGACGGCGTCGACCTTCGCGTCCGGTGACACCCTGGAACTGCTGGTCACCACGGCGAGCAACGAGTACGCCTACGGCACCTGCACCGTGATCGTGCGTCCGTATCTGGGCGTTCTGGAGCGTGTGTCGGCTTCGCTGGGCGATTCATAAGCGGGAGGTGAGCCATGCCGGTGAACCCCTCGTTTGGCCCACGAACGATCTATCCCAACTTCTCCAAGGTGATCAACGTCGCCTCTGGAGCGGCCTCAACGACCGCCTCGACGCTGGTGTCGGGCGTCACGGGATGGACGATCTACGTCACCAACGTCGAAATCGCCGTCACGCAGGATGGCGCAACGTCGCTGAAGCTCAGTGACACGACCGGCACGAACGTGTTCGTCGCGGTCCCCAGCCCCGGGCTGGTCAGGCTGTCTGCGAACTTCGGAGACGACGGCGTTCCGCTCACGGAGTCGTATGGTCTGCAGTTGAACTTCACCACAGCGGCGACGGCCTTCGCGTGTCGCGGCGTGGTCGAGGGCTACATGAAGCAGACCTCTCCGGTGACCGCCGCCGCCTACGCCTCGGCAGCGCTACCGTAAGGGAGGGCGCATGACCGTAGCAGGGGCACCAATCTTCCTGCTCCAGATCGTCACCCCGGAAGGCGATGCGGTTCGCTTTCCGGGGGGCGGTCACGTGGAGCGGGACTTGATAGCGGCGATCACCGCAGGCGTCAGCCAGCGCATCGGGCCATGGACGACACGTTCGCGTGTCGAGGCGGCTGTGCGTGAGGCCGCGTCGCAAGCCATCTACGACCTGAAGCTGGACACTGTGAAGATCGTCGCTCCATAGTTGGAGCGATGGACGGATATCCGCCTTACGCAAATCTCGTCTACGACGTAGCGACCTTGGCGTGGGTCCGTATGACCCAGCCGCTGGCCGATACCGTCACGTCCAGCCTCTACCTTGCTGTTGATGGCGTCGAGGGCCAACTCACCACCATCAGCGGCCAGCTCACCACTATTTCCGGCTACGTGGACAGCGTCGAGGGGTTGCTCACCGACCTCAAGACGCAGGGGGAAATCAACCTCGATGGTGCCCCGCGAGACGCCTTCCAGCGTCTCCGTGTGTCGGCGGCGGCGACGCTCTTCGATACCTCGTTCGAATACGGGATCGACTCCAACTACTGGACGACGGCAACGGCAGCAGGTGGGACAGTCACCCACTCCACGGGTTCCAACGTGGTGACGCTGTCGGTGTCGAGCGCGTCGACCTCGTCGGCCATTCTCCAAAGCGCGTCCTACCACCGATACCAGCCAGGGAAGGGGCAGTTGATCCTACTGACTGGCGTGATCGGCGCAGAGGTGACAGGAGTACGGAAGCGTCTGGGATACTTCGACGCGAACGACGGCATCTTCTTCATGTCGGAGAAGACGACCGGCAGCAGCATCGTTCTGCGAACCAGTACGAATGGCACACCGCAGGAAGAGGCGATTGTCCAGGCCGACTGGAACATTGATACGCTTCAGGGCACGGGCGTCTCTGGCAAGACTCTCCAACTCGATAAGACCAACATCCTGTTGATCGATCTCCAGTGGCTGGGTGTCGGTCGCGTGCGTGTAGGCTTCGATATCGACGGCGTGGTCTGTTACGCCCACGAATTCCTGAACGCCGGAAACAAGACGCTCCCGTATATGCGGACTCCCAACCTGCCCGTCCGCTACGAGATCGACAAGACGGCTGGCATCCTGACGCATGAACTGCAGGCCATCTGTGCTGCCGTGATGTCGGAGGGTGGTATCGATGAGATGCCGGGAGCAAACTTCTCGGCTAGCGCGACAACGGGACGCACTGTCGCCACGCGCCGTGCCCTGCTCTCGATCCGCCCGAAGGCCACGCTCAATGGACTGGTTACCCGCGCCCTGATCGAGCCTGCGGACTACTGCACGATTGCCACGGGCACCAACATCATCACGTTGATCGAGTTGGTGTACAACCCAACCTTCCAGACGAGTAGTGGTTCCCTCACGTGGACGAGTGCAGGCACAAGTTCTGCGGTGGAATACAGCATCCACGGAGATGCCAACGCTGGCGTGTTCACGGGCGGCACGGTCGTCCAGTCCTACCTGCTGGCTGGATCCACCACGCAGCGGAACGCACAACTCTCACGTATCGCTCGGACCTATCCGCTGGTGCTTGATCAGGCGGGAGCGAATCCACGTGCACTGTCTGTGGTGGCAACCGATGTGAGTGGCACCGCAACGGTCTATGCCACAATGGGCTGGAAAGAGGTCAAGTAATGGCGACATCGCTCTCAACGCTCATCACGCGGATTCGGGGCACGCTCAACGAGCCGACCGCCTCGTTCTGGTCGGACTCGGAACTGGTTGCCCATATCCAAGCGGGTGCGGCAGACCTCTGGAAGGCGCTCGTCGGCGTCAACGAGGATCACTTCTTCACGCTCTCGACCTCGTCGTCGGTCGTCGCGAACCAGACCACCCTGAGCGGTGTGCCTTCGGACCTCTACCGCATCAAGCTCATCGAGCCGACCACGCTCTCGAGCTACGTCAACACGTTCTTCCGTCCTGCCGATTACGCCTCAGCGGACTTCCGTCGCGCCCGTTCCATGGACGCGCAGGATCCGCAGGGCCAGGTCTTCTTCTACGACCTCGTCAACGAAGGCCCACCGGTCAGCACGGCCTCGATCTACATCGCTCCGAAGAGCAACGCGGCATTCAACCTAACGATAGGTTATGTCCGCACGATCACGTCGCTGGGAACCGGTTCCAACAATCCCATCCCCGGCGAGAGCGATGAGGCGCTCGTCGCGTGGACGATTGCTCACGCACGCGCCAAGGAACGCGAGGACCGCGCCCCAGATCCTGAGTGGCTGGTTGTCTACGGCACGGAGAAGAAGAACCTGGTGCAGGTGTCGACGCCGCGACAGGTCGATGAGGAGGTCGTCGTTGAGGGACTCTTCGAACCGTACTGGGAGGGCTGATGCCTGCCAAGATCAATCTCTACAATCTTGGCGCGATTGGCGTCGATATTGTGTCCTCGCCTGTGCACTTGCCGGATGGGGGCTTTGTATCGGCGCAGAACAGCAGCAGCTCGCCAGAGGACGCAGAGCAGAGCCTGCAGAAGCGCCCTGGCATCAGTCAGTTGGCGACACCGGCCTTCCCCGCATCGATCATCGCGATTCACAGCATTCGGGCAGGTTCCTGATGGGCGACGCGACTCCGAAGATCAACCTCTACAACCTCGGCACGCTCGGCGTGAACCGTGTGTTGTCGCCTATCCACAAGCAGGATGGCGAGTTGATGCAGGCGCAGAATGCGCTGTCGGGTGTCGTCTCTGGCCGCGACGCGATCAAGAAGCGCTGGGGCATGACCGGCTACAACGCCTCGAGCTTCTCGGGACCGGTGCTGAGTATCCATACGCTGCCATTTCCAGGATTCCCTGATCCCACGCCGCCGGCTTCTGGCTTCACGGGGATCCTATGGGAAGGGGGCAACTACGCGAAGTGGTGGCAAAGCCCATGGGCGGGAGCGAATACCGACCCGGATAACAGGACCGTCGCAATCTTGGGACCGATGCAGGCGTCGCAGGGGGTTTATGTCGCGGCGACCAAGTACTACGATCCATGGCCCACTGAGTACGAACGAATCTTCAGCATCGATGCAATCACCGGGGCGACAGCCGACATTACTACGGGTGGTACCCCATGGGGATCGGGCTACACTGCCAATCCCGTTGGAGACTCCAAGACGTACACGACGATGCGGGAGGGGCTTGGCCTGTACTGGCAGGTGCGGTACTACACTCCTGCAGGCGCGGTGACAGATGTCGGAGGATGGGGAGAGATCGACTCAGCCCACGCAAGCGTCTACGGCGCTGGTGGTGTGAACCAAGTCCAAGTCTCTGAGACAAGCGGAGGCCAGATCGGAGGGGCGTGTACCTATGGCCTCTTTGGGCTGCAGTTTACGTCTGGATCGTGGGCCATCACGCAGGACATTCGCACGGCTGTTCTTCCTGCATATGCAGTGAGCAGTGACCCGTTCATCGACAGCTTGGGGGCGTCGGGAAATCGCTTCCTGCTGGCGCTGTATTCCAACACAGGATCGGAGCCGGCGCTACTGCTCAAGAGCGATGACGGCGCAGCAACCTGGTCGATCCTGCGAACAGGGGCGGACGCAGACTCGTACTTCGCGATCCTGTACGCAAACCCTGCGAACAGCATGGTGATCGCGTCATACTACACAGCATCTGTGGTGACTATCGAGGTGTCGCTCGATTCAGGTGACACGTGGAACACGGTCGCCACGCTTGCCGGAAGCGTCAACCCTTACGGGTACGGCACGCGCCGTTTCGGGCAGACCACGGGGAGTTACACGGGCGCGTGGTGGGACATGGCAACGGGCGAGGTCAACATCTACGAGATCAGCGCAGCGGGGGCGTACAGCATCATCGACACATTCACTGACAGCGCGTGGAACGCCATCAACTGGTGCTATGTGCTTCCCCGGTAACTGACCATGGCTTGGTACCTCGTCCATAGCAGCACGTCGCTCTACAAGATGAACACCACGGGTTCGTGGTCGACACTCTCCCTGCCTTCTGGGGTGACGGTCGATAACACGAAGCGTGCGCGTGTGGCGCTGCTGAACCGCTGGGCCATCGTGGTCAACGCGCCCAGCGTCAATCTGCAGATCGATGCTGATACCCAGACCGCATACAAGCTGACGCTGACCGCCCCGGCGACGACAGCATCGCTGGCGACGGGCAGCACGGGTACCTCGTATCCCTACGGTACCTACCGGTACGCCTACACCTACGCGATCACCACTGGGTCCACCGTGATCTCTGAGTCGGCCATGTCTCCGACTGCCGGCCCGATCACGGTCAACAAGCAGGCCGTGGTGCTGACCAATATCAGCACCTCGAGCGATACGCAGGTGACAGCGCGGATCCTGTATCGCACAGCCACGGGTGGGGTGGACTTCTACAAGGTCACCACCATCAACGA